TGAGATACAGTTGCGAAGGGCAGTATGCTGTACAGAGCTTTCGAGATAATCTCGAACCATTTGCTGACACCACATTGACCCGGTGGGTTCCTTCGCGATAATTCGCGGAGCAACCTGGGTTTTTGGTACAGTGATGGCAACGGACGGAACTTCCTTTTCTTCAGGAAGCCGCCCGTGGAGCGCTGAGTCAGCCCACTCACCGTGATTTGCAAAAGCAAAATCGGCGGATGGGAAGACTTGCTCAAGGCGTAGCGACCACGTCGGAAAGTCATACTTAAAGTGACCTCCCTTCGCATCCGCTACGGCCCCAGGTCCGTGCTTTGATCTCCAGTCCATTGGTTCGAAGTATCCAAAGGAGGAGAAGATCCTGTCCGCGACGGAGTGGACAGTGTCGCAGTAGTTTGCATCGAGATATCCTTCCTCGAAGAGGTCGGGAGTCCCGAAGCAATCGCCGTGGTGTACGTCGTCAAGATGAAGACGGCCGCCGCTGCGAGCATCAAAGCGATTACCATGCCAAACAAGGCTAGGTGCTCGAAGAGATGATTCCTGCCAGAGGTAGTCGTTGAGCGATTGCTCACAGATTGTCTCCTTACAATCCACCTTAATCTTTTTGGCAGCTACGAATAGCTGGCGAAGACAAAGGATGGAGTATGTGCAGGGCTGCGACAAAAGCAGACCATCATGATCAAACACGCGCGACATGAGCCCACCGAGAAATCGGTGGCTTCGTGACCCCTTACTGGACCACCCGAAATTGGGTAGACCACTAGGGACTAGGCGGCCTTCAGCTAAACACCGATCAAAGTGTTTACCGTAGGCAGGCATATCTATCGTTAGATAGCGTATACCACGTGTCTGAACAGTAGAGAGGAGGCGATTCTCATCGCGTTCCAGTCCACCGACAGTCGGCAGATTCGTAGCGATGTCTTTAAAGATACCGCTATAGAGTCCTAGGATAGCAACCGCGTAGCTTTTCTTCATTGGGATAACTCCGAATGATCTACGGCTCGGCGGCTACTACCACACCCCCACAATCGAGAGAGTTAACTCTCCCAGTTGATGACCTTGGACTGCAGAGTGGGGTCGATCATGGCATTCAGTACGCCATTGACGACATCCGCAACGTTGTCCAGCGGTTCGCCCGTCGGAATACGGATAACCGTATACGCTTCCTTCGTCCATC